CTTTATGCTGAAGAGGTAAATGCTTCAGGTAACATGGATCAAGGGCGTAACGCATACACTGGGTACTAACACATGGATGAAAATCAAAAACCGTTAGCTGCAATGCTAGAAAGCATTAACATTGCTGAATCCCTGGATGACGCAAAGCTTTTAAAAATTGGACAAGATGCTTTTGCAGGATATGACCTGGATGAACAATCCAGACAAGACTGGGTAAAGCATGTAGACGAGTGGACAAAGCTGGCAAAGCAGACGGTTGAGCCTAAAACCTATCCATGGGTAGGAGCAGCAAACGTTAAATATCCTTTGCTGTCTACAGCCGCTATGCAGTTTGCAGCCCGTGCCTATCCTTCCTTGGTTCCTTCCAATGGTAAGGTTGTTAATGCCAAACCTCTGGGCAAAGACCCAGACGGTGCAAAGACAGAGATAGCACAAGCAGTTTCTACCTTCATGTCTGTTCAGCTTATGCAGGACATGTATGGATGGGAAGAGGACATGGATAAGATGCTTATCATGCTCCCTATCCTTGGTACAATGTTTAAGAAGACCTACTGGGATAGCTTAAACGAGACCAACTGCTCACACTTGGTGATGCCTAAGAACTTGGTTGTAAACCACTGGGCACGTAGCTTGTGTGATGCTGAGCGTATCTCAGAAATTATTGAAATGTCCCCACGTAAGCTCAAAGAGCGCCAGCAAGCTGGTTTGTGGCTGGATGTTGACCTAGGCCGTGCTCCACAGCCTTTGATGGATACAGTGGGGCCTTCCGTTGTAGATGATACAACCCCCTACACTTTTATTGAACAACACACCTTCTTAGATTTAGATGACGACGGTTACAAAGAACCCTACATTGTTACCTTCCACAAGGAAAGCAAGAAAGTGGTCCGTATTGTGGCTAGGTTTGATGAAACGACGATCAAACAGGGTACTGATGGAAAGATTCACAAAATTGATCCAATTGAGTATTACACTAAGTTTGGTTTCATTCCTAATCCTGATGGTGGATTCTATGATATTGGCTTTGGTGTCCTCCTTGGTCCGATCAATGAATCAGTAAACACACTTATCAACCAATTGCTTGACTCTGGACACTTGTCCACATTGCAGTCAGGCTTCATTGGTAAGGGCCTACGCCTTCGTATGGGAGACAATCGCTTCACTCCAGGAGAGTGGAAAGCAGTCAACTCTACAGGCGCTGACCTTAAACAACAAATTGTTCCTCTTCCAACCAAAGAACCTAGCAATGTGCTGTTCCAGTTGATGGGTAGTTTGATTACCTCTGGTAAGGAACTAGCCTCAGTTGCTGAAATCTTTGTTGGTAAGATGCCAGGACAGAACACTCCTGCCACAACTACAATGGCTACCATTGAGCAAGGCATGAAAGTGTTTACAGCTGTGTACAAACGCTTGTATCGCAGCTTAACAGAAGAGTTTTTAAAGATTGCAAGGCTCAATTATCTGTACTTAAACCCCAATACGGAAGTACAGGACCTTGGAATTACCATTAATGCTGAAGATTTTAACCCTTCAGCGCACAAAATTTACCCAGGTGCTGATCCTACAGCGGTGTCGCAGACAGAAAAGCTGCTCAAAGCTCAAGGATTGATGGAATTGTTACCTACTGGCGTGCTTGATCCTGTCAAAGTAGTACAGCGTATCCTAGATGCACAAGAACAACCCAATTGGCAAGAACTGTTGAACCCACAAGTGGCTCAAACAGGGCAACTCCAACCACCTCCTGACCCCAAAATGATGGAAATGGAGATGAAGGGTCAGATGGAAGGTCAAAAAATACAGCTACAAGCTCAAGCCCAACAGCATAAGATGCAGTTGGAGGAGCGTAGCAAACAAGTTCAGTTGGCTATGGCCCAGCAGGAGCATGCACAAGAGATGCAACACCGCGAAGACATGGCTAATATTCAGGCTGCAGAGGCCGTACACAAGCAACGCATCTTTTCTGCTACCGAACAGGCAGCATTTATACAGAAACTGATGCATGCTGACAATGAGCACAAGCAAAAGCTAGCTCATGCGGAAGCCGCAGCAAAACAAAAGGCAAAAGAGCCATCTAAAGGAGCTAAATAAGAGTGAATAAAGCAGACTTTATTGATTGGAAGCGTCATCCTGTCACTCAGGTGGTTTTCAGTCAATTAAACCAGCGTATAGATGATTTACGAGCCATGCTTGGAGACAGTGCGGGTGTTAACCCAGTCCAAGATAGCCAATTTGTAGGTGCAATACAAGCTTACAAAGACATTGTAAACATCGAATACGAAGGTGATGAGGAGACTCAATGATTATTCCCGTGATACATCGTATTGTCATCAAACCAGACAAGCTGGAAGAGACAGACAAGACGTTTAAGCGTGCTAGCGCAGCAGGCATTATCATTCCAGACAATGATGATCGTAAACGCGCACAGGCAGGTGTGGATAAAGGTGTTGTAGTGTCAATTGGACCTACAGCCTTTCGTGATTTTGGAGCTGAATGCCCGATTAAAGTGGGAGATTACATAGCTTATGCACGATTTGCTGGTAAACACATAGAAGATCCCTACACCAACGAAGAATATGTCGCTCTCAATGATGAGGACGTCATTTCTATTTTTAGACCCGAATAAGGAGCCTAGATGGCTGAAGAAAACATAGTTGCCCCAGACGGTAACGCCCCAGCACCCGAAGATAAACCACAGCTATCCGCTGCAGAGCAGCAAGCAATGGAACAGGGTTGGGTCCCACAAGATGAGTGGGAAGGTGATCCAGAACAATGGCGTCCAGCCAAAGAATTCTTGGATCGAGGAGAACTCTTTAAGAAAATTGAAGATCAGAACCGCACAATTAAAGAATTTAAACGTGCCCTCGACGATCTAAAAGGCCACCACGCCAAGACCCGTGAAACGGAGTATGCGCGTGCGATACAGGCATTGAAAGCACAAAAGATTGCTGCACTTGAAGAAGGTGATGCAGCCGCTGTCGTCAAATTAGACGACCAGATTGATCTTGTCAAAGATGAACAGAGTAAACTTAAACAAGCCGCAAATGAACCCCCACAGGATCAACCAAATCCTGAGTTCACAAACTGGGTTGACAAAAATAAATGGTATGAAACCAGTCAACCAATGCGAGCTTATGCTGATGCTTTAGGCCGAGACCTTGCTTACAAGGGATTGACCCCCAGCGAGGTTCTTAGAGAAGTTGAGAAACAAGTTCGTGAAGAATTTCCTCAAAAATTCCGCAACGCAAACAGGGATAAACCTGGTGCGGTAGAAGGTAGTACAAATAAGGGTGGAAAGAGTGGTGGTGAAATCACGCTTTCTGACGATGAGCGTCGAGTGATGCAGCGTTTTGTTCGGACTGGTGTTATGACTGAAAAGGAATACATGGCTGAACTTAAACGTATTAAAGGAGCTTAATTATGAGTGACATTAAAGAAGCAATTGCGAAAGCACCGAGAGGTCGTACGCAGCGTGTGCCTGTTGGCTCACGAAAGGTTTTAACTGTAGCTGGAAAAGACCCCAACTACGAATATAGAATTATTAACGACTCGGGAGATCGAGTGCAGGAGTTCTTAGAGGCTGGTTATGAGCTAGTCGATAATGACTCTGTGAGGGTGGGAGACAAAAGAGTTAACAATGCGTCAGCAGAAGGCTCTAAAGCTCAGCTATCCGTCGGTCAAGGGCAAAAGGCATTCGTCGTACGTATCAAAAAAGAATGGTACGAGGAAGATCAAGCTAAAAAACAAGCCCATGTTAACGAATTGGAAAGCGCCACCAAAGCAAAAGCTCTTGATGGTACTTATGGTAAGCTTGACATCAGTCGAGGCTAACTAAAACTAAGTGCCGTTAGGAAATGTCTATTTTATTAATGGAGAATTGCTAATGGCAAGTGTATCTCGTATTAACGGGTTCCGTCCTGTTAAAACTATTACTGGCTCGCCCTACAATGGTCAAGCCAATTTGTATTTCGTGCCTTCCTCTGACTCTACAGTCATTATGGTTGGCGATGCTGTGAAACTTGCTGGTGACGCTCGCGCCGCCACTGGTGCTCCCACAGTAACCCGTGCTGGTGCTACTGACGCTGCTGTCGGTATCGTAGTGGGTATCTTGTTTACTGGTGTTGGTGATGCCATCAACATTCCTCCAGTGAACGATTTGAACACTCCAGTATACCGTCGTGCTTTAACAGATCGATATTTGTTGGTCGCTGATGATCCTAACCTCGTTTATGAAGTTCAGTACGCTGGTACTTCTGTTGCAGCTGCTACAATCACTGCAAACGTTGGTTTGAATGGTCAGTTCACTACAACTGCTGGCAGCACAACTTCGGGTTCGTCTGGCATGCAGCTTGATAGCTCTGGATTGGCAACTACAGCCACTCTGCCTTTGAAGATTGTGGGCTTCCCCAATCGTCCCGATAACATCCCTGGTGACACCTATTTCAGCTACTATGTTAAACTGAACAACACAGTTAACGGTACTGGTACTGGCGCTACAGGTTATTAATTAAAGGAAAGGTAGAATATGTCTATTATTAATAGCGGCTCGTTTGCCAAAGCGCTATGGCCTGGCGTAAATGCATGGTACGGTAAAGCGTACGATGAGTATCCAACAGAATACGATAAATTGTTCGACAAGTTTACTTCACAGAAAGCTTTCGAAGAGGATGTCGGTATTTCTTCTTTTGGATTGGGCGTACAAAAAGCTGAAGGCGCACCTATCTCTTATGATAGCGAGCGTCAAGCTTTCATCACCCGTTACCAACACGTCGTGTTTGCGTTGGGCTTCATCATCACTCGTGAGATGATGGAAGACGACCAATATGATGTCGTCGGTCAACGTAAAGCTCAAGGTTTGGCCTTCTCTATGCGCCAAACTAAAGAAGTTATCGGTGCTAACGTTTACAACCGTGCGTTTAACAGCGCTTACACCTTCGGTGACGGTCAACAATTGATTAGTTCTTCTCACGTCAACCTCAAAGGTGGTACATGGTCTAATACCTTGACTACTGCTGCTGACTTGAGCGAAGCTTCTTTGGAGCAAGCATGCATTGACATCGCTGGTTTCACTAACGATGCTGGTTTGTTGATCGCTGTTCGTCCAGAAAGCCTCATCATCCCACGTCAATTGATGTTCGAAGCAAAGCGTATTTTAGGTACTGACGGTCGCGTTGGCACTGACAACAACGATTTGAATGCTATCAAGACTATGGGCATGATCCCAGAAATCGTGACTAGCCACTTCTTGACTGACCCAGACGCATGGTTCATTCGTACTGACGTGCCACATGGCATGAAGTATTTTGAGCGTCGCGCTGACCAGTTTGACATGGACAACGATTGGGACACTGAGAACGCTAAGTTCAAGGCTACTGCTCGCTTCAGCTTCGGTGCAACCGACGTTCGTGGTATCTACGGTTCGCCTGGCGCTTAATTTATCTGGGGGAGCTAGCCTCCCCTATTAACTATAAAGGATAAATTATGGGTTTTCTCGCAACTGATCTGACGATTCTCAGTTCAACAGGACCAACAACTAACATTCCAGTAGCAAAGGACGTAAACGTTAAGGCGTTTACTGTTGCTCGTACAGAGACTTCTGCTGTATTGAAAGTTGTTTTGCCTGCTGATGCTTCGATTATCGGTCTTCGTGTTTTTGGTGGTACAGCTTCTGATGCTGGTACTACTGCTACTTTAACCTTCACTGCTTCTAGCGGTGGCAGCACCATCTCTTCTGGCACATATAATGTCAAGACTAACGGTGCAGTTACAGGTGAAGTAACTATGAGTGGTTTGCCTAACCTTCAACCAGTTCCTCTCGTAGGAGACATTACCCTTACCGCCTATTATGGCGAGACAGGTACTGCTGCTACTACTGGTGGTCCATGGAATTGTTTGGTAACATACATTCGTTAATGGGAAGGGGCGCAATGCCCCTTTTCTTTCTTTTATTGATCTTACAGGAGTGAGAGATGGCTTCGTCACAATCTACTGGTGTTCTCAATGCAAACACCCTCGTCTTTTCAGGACGTCAACGCGTAAATGCATTAACGGTTTTTACTGATGGCACAAATGATGCCACAGTTTCTCTTTACGATAACACAGCCGCTTCTGGCAAAATTGCAGTTAAGGGCTTGTGTGTCGGTGCTAGTAAAACAAATCATTACATATTTGAAAATCCTGTGTTCATGCAGGATGGTCTCTACGCCGCTGTATCAGGTACTGGTGCTACCTTCATTGTTTATTACGGTGGTTAATTATGAGCAAACAAGCCGCTGGTAAATTTATCGGTGTGCTGTTTTTAAGTAGGACAGTTGCTCATCAATTACATTTAAAGACACAAAGCTTTTCGGAGCACATGGCTTTAAACACGTTTTATGAAGAGATTGTCGATCATGCTGATGGCATAGCAGAACAATGGCAAGGTGAGCAGGAAGAACTCCTAGAAATCCCTACCCTAGCTGCTAAAGATGCCACCGATCCTTTGAAGTATATGAAAGAAACTTTGAAGTGGATTGAGGGTAATCGGTATGATGCTTTTGAAAAAACAGACACTTCTATTCAGAACGATATTGACAACGTTGTAAAACTGTTTCGTTCTACAATCTATAAACTACGTTTTCTGAAGTGATGCTATGAAGAACCATCTAATTTTAGGAGACTGGAACGCGCTGTGTGACTCATGCGGACGCAAATTTAAAGCCTCTAGTTTAAAGAAACGATGGGATGGTTTAATAGTTTGCAAAGAAGACTGGGAACAGCGTCATCCGCAAGACCTACTTCGCGTACAACGTGAACAGATTTCTGTACCATGGGCTAGGCCCTATCCTGCACAGGATACCTTTATTCCATGGAACTATACAGATACAGAAAAAGAATATCTTGGAGTTACAGAAACACAGGTTAAGGGCTTTACAAAACGTATTGGTGCTAGTTATGGTAACAGCACTTTAAATACATCTCCTTTAAACTTCAGCACACTAAACTATGGTAGTGTTGGAGATGAGGCAATAGCTTTTACAGAAGTGTTCTTAGTTTCTTTAGCACGATTCTTGTCAGACAACTTGTCTTTGGCAGAAACCTTTGCTAAGTCAACTACAAAACGTATCTCTGAAACAATATCTATAGCAGAGTCCTTATACTTTGCTGAACAAGAGCACAATGCTGATACATTGTCATTAGCAGAGACAAGAGCCTCTTCTGTTATTAAAGTTCTTTCTGATTCTTTGTCTATTACAGAATCTACAACATACAAACTTTCTAGTGCTACATCAGTTAACGGTGCACCATTAGACACTAAACTTTTAGGATAAAACATGGTAAACGATCTTCTCTCTATGCGCGGTGACGTTGTTATTAAATTGAATGATGAAGTTGTTTTGGAAAAGAAAAACCTCATCGTTACTGCTGGTAAGTCTTTCTTAGCTTCTGCTGTTCTCAATAGCTCTACTAGCCCCTTTACAAACATGGCAGTGGGTACGGGTACAACTGCAGCAGCGGTTACGGACACCTCTTTGGGTTCTGAGCTGGCTCGTAGCCCCTTTACTACCTCTAGCGTGGCTACAAACGTGGTTACATTAACCACAACCTATGCTGCTGGTACAGGTACAGGTGCTTTGACAGAAGCAGGTATTTTTAACAACACTTCTGGTGGCACTATGCTGTCCCGTGTTGTGTTCTCCGCAATTAACAAAGGTTCAGCCGATTCCTTGACAATCACTTGGACCATCACTGTAGGCTAATATCATGACCATTAAGTTTACTAATAATGCAACGACGACATTGGCTTCTGGTATCAACAGTTCAGTTACGTCGTTATCAGTTGCTTCAGGCACAGGAGCTTTGTTTCCTACAATATCTAGCCCAGATGTTTTCTATGCAACATTAGCAAACGTAGCTGGTACAGTTGAAATTGTTAAGGTAACAGCCCGTTCTACCGATGTGTTTACCATTGTTCGTGGACAAGACGGTACAACACCATTGTCATGGGCTGCTGGTGATAAAGTAGAATTGCGTCCAACTGCTGCTGGTTTAGCAGCTATGGCTCAGTTTGATTCTACACAGGGTTACACAGGACTTCAAACGTATAGTGGTACAACAGCTAATGCTGCCATGAAAACGTTAAATATGAAGGAAGCAGCAACAGTTTCTGCTACAGCTTCTACTGGTACTATAAACTATGACTTGACAACACAGTCAGTTTTATACTATACAACCAATGCTAGTGGCAACTTTACTGTAAACTTCCGTGCTTCTGGTAGCAGTTCTTTGGACTCTATCATGTCTACGGGAGAATCTATTTCTGCAACATTCTTGTGCACAAACGGCTCGACAGCCTATTATAATTCCGCTGTAACTGTTGATGGTAACAGTGTCACTCCAAAATGGCAAGGTGGTACAGCTCCTACTTCTGGCAATGCTAGTTCTGTAGATGGTTACACATATGTAATTATCAAAACTGGTAGTGCAGCTTTTACTGTATTGGCCTCGCAAACTAAATTTGCATAAGGACACGTAATGTCTCGTTTATCTAAAATTGGAGCCGCTTGCTTAGCCGCCTTTGGGTGGACAGGCTTATCTACAGTTACCGCTACATATTTGCAAGTTGCTGGCGGAGGCGGCGGTGGTTCAAGAAACGCATCAAACGCTGGTGGTGGCGGTGGCGGCGGTTATTTAACTGGTACAACTACTTTAGATCCAACCAAATCTTATACAGTTGTTGTTGGCGCTGGTGGCGTTGCTACTGTAAATTTACAAGGCTCAAACGGCTCTAATTCACAATTTGGAGCATTAACTGCTTCTGTTGGTGGCGGTGGTGGTG